GGCTCCCTGCGGCTCCCTGCGGCTCCCTGCGGCTCCCTGCGGCTCCCTGCGGCTCCCTGCGGCTCCCTGCGGCTCCCTGCGGCTCCCTGCGGCTCCCTGCGGCTCCCTGCGGCTCCCTGCGGCTCCCGTGATCTTTCTTTGCCTGTCATGTCGATTTATTGGCGAGTCCGCTTGCCAGCGTCTCACAGGCATGATCTAAGGATGACACCGGCGGCGCACCGCTCCCGGCCTCGCACAAGGACTACAAAAATGGCTAAGATCAATATCACCCCGGCTTCGCGTGAAATCACTGAACACTTTGCGGCTGGCGGTAACGTGCGCGCGGCAGAGCGTGCCGCCATCGCGGCGGCGGCTCCGGCCTTCTATCTCCGCGTCGGCGGCGTCCCCCGCTACGATGACACCGGAGCGCCGGTCAACGGCGCGGCCGTCAAGGCGACGGCCGCGCGCAAGGTGCGCATTGAGGCGCGCGATAATGCGAACGCGCTTCGCAATGCGCTGGCAAAGGCCGAACGGGTCGCAGCGGCGGAACGCTTCGCCGCTGCTAACGCCACCATGAGGGAGGAAACGGACGAAAGCGAATATGGATTTGATGACGCCCCCGATTGTTCGCCCTATTCGGAAAACTAGGCAACGTGCGGGGGGAACAATCCCCCCGCGCTTTTCTCTCTCACAAGGAACCGGGAAATGTGCACACTAAATGAAGTATTGCTAGGCGGTGACATGGTAGACTGGCCGCGCACCGTGCCGCGATTCGTAGTGGTGGAAGCAATCGCAGACTATGTGCGAGTTGTTCCCTATATCGACATGTTCGAGGCGCTGGCAGCGGTGCTGCGTGCGGAGGGTGACGGGGTTCCGGTTTCGATCACGAATCTCGATTCGTATCAGACCTATAGGGGTTAGTGATAATGAATCTCATCTTGGCGCTTGCCATTCTCGCGCTTTGCGCGCTTATCGCGTGCGCGGTGCTGGGAGGGTTTCAAATCGAAACCCTCCGAGTCGGTGGCTTGTACCATTGGCGTTTGCGCGGTACGCGCGGAATCATTTTTGGCGGCTCGTTTTATCGACCGGCTCGCGCGCGGAAAAACCCGCACGCCTAGTGCAACTAGTCGGCCTGGAATCTAGTTGCACCTGGCGTGCAACTAGATGGGGCGGTTAATAGGACTAAAAAGTGAGCGCTCACTCAGTTTCCTTTCTCCCGCGAAACTTTTGGGTTTTTTCAGATATTCAGCTCAGTCTCTCCCTATACTCAATTTCATTGATCGGTTATATCCGGAATCTTCCCGGAATCTTCCCACAACCCAATTACTTCCCACAACCCAACGCTACTCTGCGAAGAATAGGACTTGACTTCTATTAAATTATCATATAAGCTTTCAAATTTTTTTATTTTTTAAATTTCCCAATATTCAATTTGTTTTTTTTATAGTTTGAAAGCACGGTAATTTAAATTTATACTTCAATTATGAGCAATGAACAATTACTTATCTCTCCAATGCACAGGGGGCTATAACATCATGAGCAACGAACCATTGCTTATATCTCCGAAAACTTCTGGCGACAGACTCAAAAAGCTATTGAAAGCTGATGAGATGGATCCTCTTATCCTGGCTACGGCGAACTTGTACTTGCAAAAAAAGACAGTTCAAGAAATTGCTGCTGATCTAGACATTCGAGAAGATCGTGTAGCACAAATTCTGGATCGCGATGAAGTTCAAGTATATGTTAGAGAAACCCTACTTTCTCAAGGTTTTTTAAATCCATTTCGCAGATTAGAATTGTTAAATGGAGTTATCGAAAGTTTAATTGCCGAAGGCATGCAGAATGAGAAGATGTCTGACAAAGACTTATTAGATTGGATTAAGGAAGCTCGTTCTATGGCAGCTGACCTAAAACCTAAAAAACCAAGTACGCAAGTGGCTGTACAAGTTAACAATAATTACGATAACCTGATTAGAGAGTTATCTGAGTAAAAAGGGAATAACCCCTTACTATAATTTGGTTACGTTTATTTCCGACGTAATCTTTAAAGGCATAGTTATTGATGCTGATTGAAAGAAATCGATTGCTCCCTGAGATTTTCCGGAAGCTCCCTGAAATGGAATTTCATTCCTGGGAGCTTCCGGTAATTTTCTAGAAGCTTGGTCATTTCTAAGGAACCCAAATGGCAACAAGAGTAACCCCGTATTTAGGTGGGACAGGACAAGATAATACACGCAAACTGAACGCACACCCTAGCTTGAATAGAGTTAGCATTGGTGCGGATGTTTTGGCGTCTGCTAACCTAGACGTTTTTGGTAATACATTCGTCAGAGGTAACGTAGAAACTGCTAATACTTTTGTTAGTACTAGTAATTCTTCTATTCCTAATTTTGCTTGGTTAGGAGAAACTGCGGGCGGTAGATGGGCTACTAAATCTGGATCCTCAGCCTTCACTTGGTACAGTGATACTTTAGTTACTCCTGTTACGGGTTTTACTTCCATTACTTATTATGGTACTACTTTTTATCCTAAAATCTCTTTCGGTTCCCTAGGTGATATTAGTGTCTCTGGTAAATTTGCCACCAATGCTGCTCAAATTAATCGTGATGGTACTGCTTCTTTTGGTAGTCTTACTGTTCCTGCACTTAATACTGTAGGTATCACAGGTAACGTATATATTAGCGGTAATTTATTCGTAGGTGGTAATAGTTATCAGATTACTACTAATATTACTCAGGCCGTAGGTAACGTAATTACAGGTAACGCTTTCGTAGTTACTAGATTAGTCGGTGAAGATATACCACTATCCAACGGTATAACTTTCAGTAATACTAATTTAGTTATTTCTGCTTATGCTAATCCTATGGTTGTCTTTAGTGCTAACAACAACGTCTGGGTAGGTGCTAACACTGCTATTATTGGTCGTTCTGCCGCCATCTGGACATATAATCCTTATCAGCTTGTAGATGATGGTCTTGTTGTTCAACACAATGGTGGTCGTGGTAACATCATTCAAACATGGATTGATGGAAGAACCGGAACTACTACTCGTCCTTGGAGCCTTGGCTTAACTACTCAAGGTGATATGGCTTGGTTAGTAGGTACTGCTGCTAACGTCAAACCAACCATTCAACGTATGATGATTGACCAGAATGGTAACACATTATTTGGTACTGGTACTGTCAATCGTGCTAACGTCACTATCACTGGTAACGCCTCTATTTCTACTAACTTAACTGTTAGTGGTAACGTATATATTGGAGCTCCTACTTGGGTTATACAATCTGGTGTCCCTAATCTTGGTGATAGTTTAATTATTGTCCCTCCTCCTACAGGCGTGTCTGCACAAAGTTTACCAATAGCTATGACTTCTGGTTCTACTTATAACGCTAGTAGTCGTGTTTGGGCTTTTGGTATGAACTATGGTGGATCTGGTAATGCTGCTTTCCTAGTTAGTGCCTCTAGTAATACTCGTCCTATAACTCCAGTAATGCACTTTAGTTTAGGAGGTAACGTAACAGCTAATAGTAATTTTAACGTTACCAACAATTTAACTGTTAGCGGTGAATTTACTTCTCCCAATTTTAGTCGTGCTAACACTCTTAATGATGCTGCAGTTCATTCCGCCTGTGTCTCCCGTGGCTGGCCTATTCCTGGTTTCGGCGCCATTGCCTTACCTGAAATTGATCCTCCTGGTAACTTCCTTATTCAAAGAACTACTACAGCTAACAGAATTAATGACAAAAAATTAATGGAAGAAGTTCCTATAAATAAAATTAGACATGAATATGATATAGACACTGGAGAATATTTAGGTTGGGGGTTTAATGGTTCTACTACTAAAACTCAAGCATTTCTATGGTCCAACAATTTAACTATCACACAACAACTAACAGTTACAGCCAATACTGGTGTATTTATTAATGGAGAGTACGTAAACGATGGTTCTAACACCGGTGTTTACGTAACCGGAAGTGCTACTCTTTATGGTATAGCCGGAAATTCCGCTGCTCCATTATTAGGCACAGTCCTAACTGGAAATACTTCTGGATTTACTGCTACTATTAGTTCTCAAGCTAATATTTGGCATACTAACAATATGGTTGTAGCCTCTAATGTTACTGGTTTAAGTGGTGAAATGGGTCACGGAACTTATTTAGAAGCTTTAGCTGCTAACGCTACCGTTTCTCAATTAGCTGTTGTATCTAATGCTTCTCGTTACACTTTTTTCTACATAAAGAAAATAGCCGGTACAGGTAACGTATCTGCTAGTTACGGCGGATCTACTTGGGTTAACCTAACTAATAAGACTGGACAACCACTTATTTTAACTAATAATTATACTGAGGCTAGATTATATGCAGCTTCTGGCGTTAATCCAAATGTGTATTTACGTTTAGAATCAGCTGGTGATAAAATAGCTGTAGGTAATATACAATTATCATCCGCTGGTAATTTTGCTTTTCCAGCGATTAGTAATTGTACTGCTACCTCTATTACTACTGAATCAATTACTGCTAGCATAGCTAATGTTATACCTGCTGGTTCTGACTATACTATGTACGTAAAATGTAAACCATTATACCCCGCTGTTGCTAGTGCTTATATGATGACTATAGGTAATTCTGATCTAGCTAACTTGGCTTATATATTTAATGCTAGTGGTATTATACATGCTAGACATATAAGTAATTCTCAAGTTAATTTCAGTAATACTTCAAGTCACTTACGATCCTTAGAGACAGAAGACGAAGTAAGTTTAATTGCTAGATATTCTCCTGGTAATTTAGCTTTAATGGGTAATGAAAGACTAGCAACTTATTCTACTGCCGCTAATGCTTTGGCTCCTGTAAATTACGCTACAATGATTTTAGGTAAAAGACCAGGGCTTTCAACTTCTGGTGCAGGTATTTACACTTTTAAAGAAGTTATGATTTGGCCTTACGCTTTGAGCAATGCAGAAATGCGTTTAATTGCTACTGGCTCTAAAGACGCTATTCCTAGCCCATTCATAGAAAATCCAGGTGGTTTTGCTCCTGTTATGCAAGCTTTAACGAAGTTAAAATTAGGTGTAGCTGCTAACGTATCTATTGAGTGTGCGGGTGATAGTTATGGTACTGGGGCTACTGCTGGTACTGCTAGCTGGCCTTACTACTTAGCTAAACACTTAGACACTACTTATAGTAATAGTTCTGCTGCTGTCGGTTGGGCTTCTACTTCGCCTAATTTAGCACCTGCTCATAGTGATAAAATGACTGTTTCTTATCCTACAGGATCTTGGACTCACGCTTATCGTACCGCCGTAGGTCCTAGCTTAAGTACTTCTACAACTACAACTGCCAATGGTTATATTTCATATAACTTAATAACAACATTAGGCACTACTCCCGCTGCTAGATTGATATATGTTGGAACTGCTGATGGACAAGTTGAATATAGTTGGAATGCTGGAGTTACAAGATACGCTCTAGATTTAACTTCACCAGGCGTTGGTAATATTGGTTATCATGATCTAGCCAACGTAGCTGATAGTACTCTTAGAATTTACAGACTAGCTGGCACTATCACAATAGCTGGTGTTAACTTTACTAACACTGATTCTGGAGCTGTCATACATAAAATGTGTGTCGCTAGTGCTGAGGCAAAGGATTGGTACACCGTAAATAGTACACAATGGAAGATTGGATATGAGTTAGTGAATCCTACTGCATCCATTATTATGTTAGGTACATATGACCAAGCACAAATTGCTACTTATAATTGGGAAACATTTGCTTTCTATTTACAAGACATGATTAATCGACGTAGAGCTACTGATACTAATAAACCTATCATGATTGTTATGCCTCCTGATAATAGAAGATCCAATCTTACTCCTATGGATTACTACTCTAGAGAAGCCAGAAAGATTGCTGCGCTTAACAATTGTACTTTCGTAGATTTACAGCATATGTTTGGTGCTACTGTTGCTGATTACGATACCAGTTGGTGGAGTGATACTATCGTTCCTAACCTTAATGATGGTGGCCCTGCTCTGGTAGCTGGTATTCTACGTGCGTTAGAAAGCGCGAGCTTATAAAAAACTTTTAAAAATAGTCGCGTTCCATCGTCGAAGAAACTTCGACTTTTAGGCTAATTTTTATAATTTATCATAAGATAATTTAAAAAGTAGTACTATCCTACCTTTCTTTTGTTTTTTAAATAAAGGGTAACTGTAGAATATAAATTTTGCTATTTACATAGATATCGTATATAGTGAAGAGAATGGAGTTTTCATGGCAGAGTACACGCGTAATATTCAAGCACTAAACGATCACCAAAAAGAATGGTTTCGGAGGATCGATCATTTTCCCATTCACATTATTGAGGGACCTGCGGGTTCTGGTAAGACTTATATAGGAACCGCAGAAGGTTGTTCTAGATTAGATAAGGGAATGGTAGATAAAGTTGTTTTTCTACGTCCTCACGTCACCACTGAAGATTTTGGATTTCTTCCAGGAACTTTAGAGGAAAAAATGGATCCGTTACTAATTCCATTAGTCGACGTAGCTGTTAAAAGACTATCTATGAAAAGATATAAGCAATATTGTGCTGATGGTGCTATTGAAATTGCTGCTTTGGCTTATTTACGTGGTCGTACTTTTACAAATAGCTGGGTCATATTCGACGAAGCTCAAAACTGTACAGAAGAACAAATGAAAATGGTTCTTACTCGTATGGGTGACGGTAGTAAACTGATTATTACGGGAGATTTATCACAGAGTGATATTCCGGGAAACAACGGTTTAAATTGGGCCATACACAGATTACAAGGGTGCGAAGTAGTAGGTATTACTAAATTTGACACTGACGACGTAGTTCGTAGTGACACTGTGAGGAAATTATTAAAACATTTGGAGGGCTAAATGAACGAGAGTTTAGACACAAGAGTAGCTCTTCTAGAAGAACGAGTTAAACAAATACTAGAAAATTTTGATGGCTTAGGTAAATTTTTTACTGTCATCAAAGAGACTAGTAACTTAGAACAAAGAGTGGCATTATTAGAAGCCGAAGTAGAAGTTTTAGAATCTAAGCTATTAGCAAAGGTTGATAAAAACGAATTTTGGCCTGTAAAATCTATAGTATATGGTGGAGCTGCTATAGTATTATTAGCAGTACTTGGGACTGTATTACTTGGTATAGGATTAAAGAAAATATAATGAAAACTTTTAGCTGTATTGCACAACACATTTATGCTTGGTTTTTTCTTTTAGTTTGTTTTGGGTGTGTGGCTGTTGTAGTCTATTGGTTATTTATTCAACCTAGTGTTGTATTAACCAATATCAATAGTTCTGCTATTGTTAACGGTGGTATATCTAATGTAGTCATTGCAGGTAAAGCCATGACCATTGATAGAGCTTTTTGTATTGAAAATGACAGAGTTAAAGGATATGTAACTCGTACTTTTACTAACCATTTAGTTTATCAATTACCCGATACTAGTACTTATAATTTTGCTAAAGGTACTGGATGTAAAGAAAAACAATATGTAGTTGACGTTCCAGCTGTATTACCCTCCGATGATTATGAATATAGAGTTACTATTCATTATAAAATTAATCCTTTAAGAACAGTAACTTATAATTTAACTCCTATACCAATAAAAATAGTTAATCCAGTTTGGGACGCAGCCAAGGAATTATCTCAAGAAAAGAAGTAAATATGTCAGTAGTAGCAAAAGAATCGCAGGTACCGTCTGCTAATTACGGTAAGAGATTTTTTCATTTTCCAATTGAGAAAGTACTAACAAAATTAAGAAACGAAGAAAATCAGCCCATTACTTTTAATGAAAGTCAATGGGCCATGGTACATGGCCTTGAGAACCACAGATTTTGGGTTCATATCGCGGGTCGTCGTACTGGCAAAAGTTTCGCGGCTGCTGTTTTAGCCTTTACTAAACTATTAGAACCAAATACACGTATCGCAGTTGTATCTCCCGATTTCAACCTGTCTGGTATTATTTGGGATTATTTAACTAAAATGATTAAAGATTTAGGTATTGAGACTGACAAGTTCTCTAATAAAGAACGTGTCATCATACTTAAGAATGGCAGCATTATAAGATTGTTGTCCGCGAACAAGAGAGAATCTCTTATCGGTCGTGGTTATCACTTAGTAATTGTCGATGAGGCTGCGATTATCGAAAACGAAGACTACTTCGTTCGAGATATTCGTCCTACCTTATCAACCTTTGAGAATACTAGATGTTTGTTTATCAGTACTCCTAGAGGAAAGCATAATTACTTACATAGCTATTTCCAGCGTGGACAACCGGAGTCACATAACGAATACCCAGATTGGGGTTCTGATGTGTTTACTTGGAGATCTAATCCAAGACTTCGACCAGAAGAGATCGACGAAGCTCGTAAGTCAATGACCAAAACTCTATTCGAACAAGAATATGAGTGTAATTGGCTAAGCTTCGAAAACATGATCTACAATATTCCAGAAGAAAGTAAGATAGATAATTTATATTCAACTAGCGTTTCTAAAAGAAAAATGGAGTACATTGCAGGTCTCGACATGGGATTCAAAGATGCTACTGCTTTTGTAGTTATAGCAACTGACTATACTAATTATTATATTGTTGATGAGTATGTAGTAAAAGAGAAAACCACTAGTGAAATGGCTAGAAATATTACAGAATTATGTCAAAAGTATGATATTCAGAATATTTATATTGATAGTCAAGCTCAACAAACTAGATCTGATTTAGCAAATGATTACGATATTTATTGTGATAACGCCATTAAGTCCGTCGAAGACGGGATCGGTCATGTGCAAAACTTAATAGAAAAAGGTAAAATTTTGATTGATTCTTCTCAATGTTCTCAAACTTTAGCTAGTTTAGAGCAGTATAAATGGAGTAAATCAACAGTTAAACCTACCCCTGTTCACGACTGGACCTCCCACTGTTCCGATGCTGTTAGATACGCGATATATTCACATCAAAAAACGCAGGTGGATATCTACACGGGAAATTAAATTTTTATAATTTGCTGTGTGCTGAAAATTAATATAATCTAAAAGTGAGATATTATAGTGTTTGAAAATTTAAAGAAAGCTAACTATAAAGTTTTTGCTTTAAAAATTAAGAAAAATACAGGTCAATTTCCGTCTAGTAAAGATTGGGTTATTAAAAATGGTTACCCAGTTTCTACTAAAAAACTAATTAAATTATTTGATGGATCTTACAATAATTTTCGTGATTACTGCAACGAACCACAACTAAAACGTACACAAGAAATATCTTTAGAGTGGTTTAAATCTAATTGTGTTATTGATGAAAACCAATGTTGGAACTGGAATAAAGCTAAGACAAACGGTTACGGACAAATTACTAGCAATGGTAAATCCTATTTAGCACATAGATTGGCTTATGAATTAAGCAATAAAGAATTACCAGATTTACTTTTAGTACGTCATAAATGTGATAATAAAAGTTGTTGTAATCCAGAACATTTAGAGTTGGGAACACATAGCGATAATAGCAATGATGTTGTAATTAGAAAAAGTGATTATCAACCAAAAAATAATGCCAATTTAGGGTATAAAGTTGCTGGTTTAAGTTTGCCTGAAAAAATTAATTTTTACTTATTACATACAATAAAAAATGATAATAATTGTTATATATCTTCTGTATTAAAAGCTCATCATACTGGCTATTTTTACATACGTTTTGAGAATAAAATTTATACTTTACATAGACTTATTTTATCTAATAAATTAACTAAAAATTACAAGGACATAGAAATAGCGAGACATGTTTGTAATAACAAATCTTGTATTAATCCTGAACACCTAATAGAAGGTACTAGGAAAGACAACGCTTTAGATTCTAGAGCAACTAATAAGACTTCTAAATTGGATGTAGAAAAAGTACGAGAGATAAGAAATTCCAAGTTACCCAATAAAGAAATAGATTCTACATATTCTAAATTATACGGAGTTACTAAAGGTACTATTTCTAATGTTAGACGTAATAAAACTTGGGAGGACGTAAATGCTAAAAGCATTTAAACAATATATCTCAGTAAAACTTAATCCAGCACAACCAGCTATCGTGGTTGATAATAGAACCGCGACTCCTGCAAATATTACTGATTATAAAGATGCTTATGCTGAGATTGAGATTGTTTATCGTTGTTTAGATGTAATTGTCAACGCCTGTGTAGAAATTCCATTTCTAGTTGAGGCTGATAATCTTCGACCACCAACTGATCGTATTAACAAACTATTAAATTATTATCCTAACCCTTTTGAAGATAGAGTTAAGTTATTTCGTAAAGCTTATTTAGATTTATATTTAGATGGTAACGCATTTTTTTATTATGATGCAGAGAACTCTAAATTATATCATTTACCTGCTAATCGTGTTACCATAGTACCTGATGAAAAAACTTATATTAAAAAATTTGTTTATTCCCAAGGCGTAGGTAGTATGTTTGGTACAGCTTCTAGCCCTTCAACCCCAAAAGGTAACTTAGAATATTCTCCTGATGAAGTAATTCATATTAAAGCTGATAGCCCAACTAACGTATTTCGTGGTGATAGTAAATTAAAAAATCTACAACGTCTAATCGACTTGTATGGTAGTCTAATTAACTTCCAGAAACAATTCTTCGATAACAACGCTACTCCTGGTATAGTTTTAGAGACCGATAACGTATTATCCAAGCACGTTAAAGAGCGTTTATTAGAGCATTGGAAAGTTGCTTATAATAGTGCTTTTAATGGTGCTCGTAGTCCTGCTATTCTTGATGGTGGTTTAAAGGTTAATAAAATTGGATCTGCTACTCTACAGGAACTCGATTTTGAGCAGAGCGTAGAAAGAATTCAACAGGATATCTCTAAAGCTTTGGGTGTTCCTTATGTACTATTAAAAAGTGGTAATAATGCAAATTTAGATGCAAATCAAAAACTATTTTATACTCAAACTGTTTTACCTATTGTAGAATTATTTGGTAGTGCTTTTCAGCATTTCTTCTTTAATCTAGGATTTATGAAAATTTATCCAGATAAAAGTAACATTTTATGCTTACAAGCAGATTTACAGACTCAAGCTTCAGCTAGTTCTACATTAGTTAATGGCGGTATTATTACTCCTAATGAAGCTAGAATTTCTATGAAATGGGATAAAAGCACAGAGAGTGGTATGGATAATATTCGTGTCCCTCAAAATATTACTGGAAGTGCTACACGACCAGATACTGGTGGTAGACCCTCAGGACCAAAACCTAAGAAAGGCTTGGATGACTTCTAAAGAAGAGTGCAAAGAATTTGCATTAAAATATAAAGAGCAGACTGGTAAGTTCGATAAATTTTGGGCTGATAAATTTAAAGTTAGTCCTAGTACTATTACTTCAGTAAGACTTAATAATTCTTGGAAAGACGTAATAGTTGGAGAAAATAAATGATAAATAAAAAAGTATATCTTAGAACCTCAATAGAGCAAAAAGGTATTGAAACCGATAACAATGGTGGGACTATACTAAAAATTGGTGGTTTTGCCAATGCCTCTACTAAAGACCGTGGTAATGAAATTATTACGCCTGATGCATGGAGAAAAGGTATAAAGAACTATCAAAAAAATCCAGTTGTTCTATTCAATCATGATATGAGCAAACCTATTGGTACAGTTACTAATATTAAAATTACTGACGAAGGGTTATATATCGAAGCCAATATTTCTTCAGCTGCGGAACGTTTATATGGAACTCAAACATTAATTAGGGACGGTAGTCTAAAAGCGTTTAGTGTTGGTTTTTATCCTCTAAAGGGTAAAAAAGATACAGCAACTGATACTTTATACATTACTGAAGTAGAGTTACTAGAAAATAGCATTGTAAGTGTGCCGATGAATCAAGATAGCATATTCTCCGTTATTAAATCTATGGACGAAGAGGGGCGTACTAAGTTCCTATCTGAAGTAGAAGAGTTTGATAGTACTGAAATTGAAATGAAAGAAGGTGATTTAGGTTTAGAGAAGAAAGAAATTACTATTAATGTTACTGTAACAGGTATTACGGACAATAGTATGGAGTGTGAAATGCCAGAAGATTATCCAGAAGATGCTACAATGATGGCTGCACGTTCAGCTATTGTAGAAGCCATTTCTGAAAAAGTAAATACTGCTGTTCACGATTTCTCTTCCAGAGATTTTGTTCTAGATGAGGGTAAAAAGACTGTTATTGATGGTCGTTTTTACCGAGTACTAGGGCATGACCTACTTAATCACGAGATTTCTGCTCAGGAAGTAACTATTTTAGGCAATCCAATTAATAATATTTTAAAGATTGACGATCGCTCTATAGTTATGTTAAATTTAGATCAAGATAAAGTTGAATTTAAAACAGTTGAAGAGAGAGATAACTCCGAAATTGAAGAATTATTCACAAAACTACAAGATAAAACAACAGAAACAACTAACGACAAATATATTACATACCTAAAAGAAAAAGCAGTTAAAGACTGGAATTCTGACGACTATGTAATAGCTAATAAAATGATTGATTATATATTACATCGTGGTCTAGGCACAGTTCAAGAACACGTAGAGGAGACAATAAAAATGACAACTACATCTACTGAAGTAAATAGTTCAGCCGAGGTTGCAAGTGAAATTCCAGTAGCTGCTGCTGTTGTTGCAGAGCCAAAAGTACTAGGACTAGTAGAGGCTGCTACCAAAGCAACCATCGCTCTAGATGACGCTCGCGAAGTCGGAAGTTCACAGATCAAGGCTCTTGAAGCCCGTCTAGATGGTTTAATGTCTGAGTTAGCTCAGAACAAAGATCGTCTAGCTGCTGCCAATAACGAGAAAGTAGCTTATGCTACAGCTCAGTCTGACACTCCATTTTCTGGTAAAGAACTAGCCGTCGCTACAATGTTAGCTTACGGTCGTAACCCAGGACGTGATTTTTCCCTAGAGACTTTCAAAAGTTCTGATCTAGGTAAAAGAATTCTAAGCACTAAAGCTACTATCACTTCTGTAGCTGCTTTAACTACTGATTTCAGCGCTGAAATTATGAAACAGATGGAGATTCAACTAAAAGTCGCTCCTATGATTCGTAGCATTGATGTTCAGGGTCAGGAATTTAAAGTTCCAGTAGCTGATGAAGATACTAACGGTGACATTGCGATGTTCGCCAATGGTACTTACAACGTAGGTGAAACCGATTCAACTCGTGTTCCTACTACTCGTCAGAACACTATCACTGCTGTTGGGTTAACACCTCACAAATTCATGGGTACAACCCACTTAGCAAAAGACGAACAAGAAGACGTATTAATTCCTCTTCTACAGTTCCAGATCGACGCTCTAACTCGTCGTATGGCTCGTGCAATCGACAAATCTCTACTACGTGGAGATGGTTCTCTAACTGGTTTCACAGCTTCCCCAACTAACACTATCACAGCCGGTACAGGTTATGCATCTGTTATCACAGGTATGGTAACTCTAGCTGCTGCTCAGTCTGGACTAAAAGTCGCTTCCGGTGGTAACTCCACAAAAGCTACTCCAACAAGCATTGCTTCTGCTCGTGCTGTTCTAGGTCGTTATGGTCTAGAAGTTGGTGCAAACCTAGTATACTTCACCTCTATTGAAGGGTACAACGATCTAGTAACAACTTCTGACTTCCGTACTGTTGAAAAATTTGGTGACAAGGCTACTTACTTCACTGGTCAAGTAGGTTCTATCTACGGTATTCCCGTAGTAGTAACTGAATTCATGGACGTAGTTGGTTCTTCCGGTAATCATATCGGTGCTCTAGTTTATCTACCTGGTTTCATCATTGGACGTCGTCGTGCAGTTGAAGTTGAGACATGGTATGACCCACGTAGACAGCTAAATACTATCTACCTATCTACTCGTTTCGACATGAAAGCGCTAACCACTGTAGCCAGTGCTGCGCTAAACACAACCGGCTACTCTATGGCCTCTGTTGTAACATCTAACGCCTAATAGCTAAGATGATTTGATTAAGTAGGGGAGAGCAATCTTCCCTACTAGTCATAGGAGGTTTTAAAATAAAATGCCAAATATTAATTCACAAAAATTTCACCATTATGTTGACGTAGAACTGAGTGGTCAAGCCTGCTATAGACACCCAGCTAACGTTGAGGGTCATGCCTTAACATACGGTTCTACTCTTCGTATCGGTCCAGGTGTCTATGAAATGGGAGCCGCAACTTTTGACGGTGTAACTCTAGAAGGTCTAGGTTCTAAACAAGATGTTGTTTTAGCTAACTTAGTACTAACTGCTGCTAACACTGTTATCTTCAAAAATCTAACTCTAAGCGGTAATTCTCCAGCAGCTGCTTCTACTTCCGCTGCTATCTTTACCACAACCAGCTGTAACACTACTTCTAAAATTCGTTTCGAAGATGTTATGTTTGTTAACGGTGACTTCGGTATCGATCATCAGGGATTAAGCGCCCTATGGTTAGAGCGTTGTGATGGTACAGGTGTAGATAGATTACTACGTAGTAATGCTGTTCACGCTGCTAACGTCAACTTTACTGTTGGTAACCTAAGCTCTAACGCTTGGTTTACTGGAGCTAATGCTACTCTGAAAGCTGCAACTACATTTATGAGTTCTGGCGGTGCTGCTAACACTGGTAACACAACAAAGACTGCTCGTTCAGCCTTATAATATTTATATAACTTAAGTTATAGCAGTAAAGTTAGAATTGGGTAAAACTGATTCTAACTTTATTTGTTTGTAGGAGACAAAATGACAGCACTAGTTACGTTAGCAGAAGTAAAAGATTATTTATCTATTAATAGTACTAACTTCGATGCAAAATTATCAAATTTAATTACTTACTCCAGTAGTTTAATTGAAAATTATTGTGGTCGAAGTTTTGTTGCGGCTAATGTTGTTTATGAATATCAAGACGGCGGTAAACCTTATGTCTTAGCTAATAGAATTCCTATTAATAATGTACAATCTATAGCTGAGTACGATGGTACTCAATATGTACCATTAACAGCTCCTTTATCTTCTGGAGGTTTAGCTAACGTTGCTTCCAATACTAGTTCTGCTGCTCAGTTTACTTGGAGTTCTGACACCGGTAAGATTTGGAAAGGACTATCTTTAGATATTACAGCAACTTCAGAAGTTTTTTCCGCATATCCTAAAGGTGTGCGTTTAGAATATAATGGAGGCTATACTACAGTACCTGATGATATCAAATTATGTACTATGGATTTAGTTAAATCTTTACATAAAGGTATGGACGCACAAGAGACTAGATTTAACAGTGAGTATATTAAACAATCTCCTTATACTGGTGGATTTCCTCCACATATTCGTAGAGTATTAGATTTATATAGGATTTATTAATGGTATCTGTATTAAAAGTAGAAATTACTAATAAAGATTTATTAGATAAATATGCAGCTATTATTAAAGCTCAAGCAAAAGATACTGGTGATGAGTCAAAGAAAAAGAAAGTCACGGAAATGGAAAAAGCCATTGCCGAAACTTTATTTAGGGGTACAACTACTACAAGTACATCTGGTGGCGTAAGCGCACCTGATTGGTTCACTTCGGATACTGTTATGGTATCTTTAATGAAAAGTATCGCAGGATATCAAGTCTTAAATAGTAAAAAATTTACTGATTGGGTGGGACAAAAACTAGACGATAACCAAGAAAGCGTAAGTATTGAAGGTAAATTACTACAAACTACTAAAAAAAAAGATAGTGGTATCAAAATAGGGGAGTTAACTGTAGCTCCTAATAAAACTGCAGAAGATTTAGCACAACCAGTTAAATCTTTTGGTATTTCTAGTAACGAAAATGATATTATCGACACAACAAGATATAACATAATAGATGATTTACGAACTTCTTGGGCAGGAACTTCGGACAAGTTTTATAAAGAGGGTACCAGTTCTGAACGTACTGAGTTGTCTCCTAAAGCATTAAATAAAGGTAAATTATCTGCATTTAGTGCCAATTTAGGTAATAATATTAGCAGAGATTTACAAGCATTTTTAATGAAAGATAATACTTTTGTTAAATTATACGGAACATTAGAAGATATTAGGCTTGGCAAACAAACCTTAGATGCTAATAAAAATAATATTGCTATGTGGGTTGATACTTTAAATGATAGATATATTAGAGACGGATTTTTACATGAGTTGAACGTAATAGGTAAAGAAGATAAGTTGTTTCAGCATATTTTAAATACTCCTAGCGTTAGAAACCAGTTTTATATGAAATCTAGGAATTTAGCTATTTTTAGAAAAACTCCTACTAGTATTAATGGATTAATGTTGACTTTTAGTACTTCTGACTTTAATCCAAAATTTTTTGGAGCTAAATATGATGCCTCCTCAAAAGCCATTAGTGTTTATTTAAAATCTGATGTTGAACAACAATTTTTAAAAGAATATCCAGCTGCTGCTGCTGTTATAAGAATGGATCAAAATCTTAAAGAGTTTGAAAAAGCTTTAGAAAATTTAGCCAATAATAATAAAAGAGAGACATTTAATTATTTAGGTGAGAAAATATCTTATTTAATACCGACTGGCGGTAGTATTCCAATGTCTAAAGCTTATTTAAGATTTGCTACAGAAACCAAAATAGTTGATCCTGCTGATTTTTTAAGTAAGAAAAATCAAGAATTACCTACTAAATACGCTGCAGCTAGTAATTTTAGCATGGGTACCTTTCTATCAAGCGAATACTTAAGATTAGAAGTAATAAAACACGTAGTAAATAAAATGCCAGAAGGTCCTGTAGGAGGCCCTCCTAAAAGTGATACAATATTAACTTATCGTACTGGTAGATTTGCTAACAGTATTCAATTAATGGTAGATTATAGACGTCGTTTAGTTAGCTATTATTATAATCCAATATACTATATTCACGAAAAAACTACTAGAAATCCAAAAACATTAATAGAAAACAGTGTTTCCGAAGTAATGCGTAGTAGATTTAAACAAGTGTTTAACATATCAGAAGTAGGAAGATTTTAATGGCTGCATTATCAAAACGACGATCTATCATTAATTTGATAATCACAAATTTAAAAGAAATAGATGGTGGAGTATCTCCTTTTTCTAGTTCTTACACATTTAGTACAAATTTATTTAATAATGTATTTAGAGGGGCAGAAAATTTAGAAAATGTTAATGATTTTCCTGTAATATATGCGTTTGCGGGCCCAGAAGTATATGAATATCAAACAGCAGGTAACACTGAAGGGTCTTTGACTGTATTGTTACGTTGTTATTTAAAAAATGGAGATAGAACATTATTAAGAGCTGAAGAAGATAATTTAGTACAAGACATTGACCATGTTATTTATCAAATGAGCACTTCTTCTGATAACATTCAAACAATTGGAGTTGTTATGGTAGATAGTTCTCAAGGATTATTAGATGAATATGCTATTGTAGAGATAAGAATTAGTGTAAAATATGAATTGGATTTAATATAATGAGCGTAAAAAATACTATAATCACTAATTTAATAGCGCATATGAATCTAATTGCTGAGCAAGAACATTCAGTTCCAGGCTGCCCTTTTAGTCCGTACACATATAAAAATAATTTGTTTGGTAATGCTACCGACCAATTCAAGTACCTTGAAAATATAAACGATTTTCCTACAGTATCTGTTTTTCAAACTTCCTCCGAACAGCGTCACCCTAAAGGTGGTGGGGAAGTTTATGCTACTACTTCTTTTATGATAAGATGCTATTTCATGGCATCAGAGAACGATGAGCAAGCTGACGATTTTATCGAAGATTTACAATATAATGTAAATTCTTTTAAATACACACAATCTAATAGGGATTTAGTAGATTTAAAAATTCAAGCAGTTAGTTCTGATGAAAAAACATTAGAACCGTATGGCATAGTAGAAATAACATTGATACTTGCATATAGATTAACTATTTAAAATTTTAAAAATTTGCTAATATCCGCAACATATGTTATAGTAATGATACTTAATGCTATCTATTAACTAGACGTGTTATAGGAGTTAAAAATGACTGGACAATTACAACTACAAAGAGACACAGAAATCTTTCTATCCACTAAGAATTTAGCTGGTGGAGATGCTTTCTCTTCTCTAACCCCTGCAAATACTTGGAAACTAGAAATTCTTACTGGTTATGCTGCTTCTCAGGCTGCAGGAACTCAGGATATTAACTCTATGGAAAGCGGTCTAAATCCTGATCGTAGTTCTCGTAGATTTAACATCAATGTTCAGCCAGTCGATTGGAATTTCCAAACTTATCTACGTCCTACAGGTAGTGAAAATGCTACTGCTGGTAATACCACTGGAGGTACAGCTACTAGTAATGCTAAACCTGTAGCTGACTGGTTCCTATGGCAGGCTCTATTTTCTAACACTGTTCCTTCCACAGGTACTGCAGAGCAATCTGCATGGCAGACCGGTGGTAAATTCGATCTTGTTGAACGAGCTGCTGCAGCTAATTCCGCTACGCACACTTCCAATTTTGGTAGTGCTCAAGAAAATCATCTTTATGTTAAGATGGATAACGTAATTTATCAAATCGCTAACGCCGCTGTAGAAAGCGCTGAAGTTAGTGGTGCTATTGACGGTATTGCTATGACTTCCTGGATAGGTAAAGGAACTAATTTAATCGAATTAACAGGTGCTACACGTAATGCTGCTGTATCTGTTTTTGGTGGTTACTTAAATACTGGTGCCTCAGTTACTGCTAATGCTAATTCTTATGCCGCTACCGCAGTAGCTGCTTACCATCCTTGGGCTGTTGCTAACGTACAAGGCACTCAGACTGTAGCTTCTTTCATCAAAAATCGTTTAGGAACAGTAGTTCTTACTCATACAACTGAGGCTGGATCAGCTACTTCTTATACTTTCCCAATTACTGCAATGAGTATTAGTGTTAAGAATAATCTATCTTATCTAACACCAGAAGAAATGACCAAACTAAATCAACCAATTGGTCAATTCTCAGGTTCTCGTGAGATCACAGGTTCCGTATCTGCATATCTTCGTGCAGACACAGGCGGTACTGCTCAGTTCCTACGCAATATTGCGACAGATACTCGTCCAACTTTTGCACAGACAGCTAATGCTAATATTCGTATTGGTGGTAACGCTGCTCCTTATGTAGCGTTCTATATGCCTGCTGTACAGTTCCAAATTCCAACCCATAATATTCAGGATATCATTTCTGTTAATATGGATTTCAAAGCTCAAGAACCTATCGCTAATGAAGGTACTGGTGGAGAACTAATAGTATTTGCTAAAAAATAATTAGTTCTACTTAATCTGAGGGGATTAAATATACAAACTAAACTAATAGCTCTTCACCTCGAAGAAGATTTCCTACCCCTCGGAAATCAGATTCAACAAAAAGGTGAAGAGCTACTTTTTTAAGAGGGAAAAATAATGCTAAGTAATATCAAAATTAATCAAAATAGTATCGAGGTACCATATCCCCGTTTTAAGAACTTCGTTCTTAAGATGTGCTATCTACCAAGAGAAAAACTAACAAGTATCCGTGAAAAACACGTAGTAATTTCATTCAATAGAGTAACTCGTCAACGTGAAGAAACTGTTGATACAGATAAATTCATGAATGACTATATTAAAGAAGCTGTAGTAGGTTGGAGTGGTCTAACAATGGAAATTGTTAAGTCTCTAGTTCCAATTGAAGTTGCTGAAAAAGATTTAAAAAATGAAGTCCCATATGACCATGAAGATGCTCTATGGCTAGTTAAGAATTCTAGCGAGTTCGATTCTTTTATCTCTGATACTATGAATCAAGTTGACGTCTTCAGTGTAACTAACAAGGAAGAAGTACTAAAAAAAT